TCAGCAGTACCTTTAACTTCTGCTGACATAACAGACAATGTCATAACTTCTGCAAAAATTGTAGATGGTACAATAGCATTAGCTGATTTAAGTGCTACTGGTACTAAAGATGCTACAACATTTCTAAGAGGTGATAATACTTTTGCTTCTGCAGGTGCTGCAGCTGGACAAGTTATTCAAGTTGTAACCGCAACAGACTCTACGCCAAGAAGTACAACTTCAACGTCTTTTGTAACAGGTTCAAATACTTTATCAGTATCTATAACTCCTGCGTCAATATCTAATAAAATATTATTATTTTGTGATGTTAGTTTTGTTTATAATAATATTGGAGATACTCATATTACTCTTTATAGAGGTGCAACAAATTTAGGTTCAAGCACTGGTATTAAATTAGTAAATGATTCTTTATATCCAATGACTTTATCTTGGTATGATACTCCTTCTTCTACATCATCGCTAACATATCAAGTTTATTTTAAAGCAACAGCTGGAACTAGTAATATAAATTATTTTTTAGGTAGAACTGGTACTTGGACTAACTCAATAATTGCAATGGAAGTAAAAGGATAATTATGAAAATAGGAATATGTGATACAATCTTAGCTTTAAATCCTTCTGCACAAGTTTCTTGTTCAGATAATGATGTTAATAGAATTGAGTGGTTAGAAGGAACAGCACCTATTGCTAACGATATTATTTTGGCTAAACAAGTTGAATTACAAAATGCAGAAGATAATAGAATTGAACAAGAAAAAATTAACAAACAATCAGCATTAAATAAACTATCTGCTTTAGGTTTAACTGAAGCTGAGATAAAAGCTATCATAGGATAATATGGCATATATCGGCAAACAACCAACAGTAGGAAACTTCGTCAAATTAGACAGCATAGTAACTTCTGCTACAACTACATTTAACCTAACCAATGGTGGAGTGGCATACTACCCACAATCCCCTAATCATTGTCTTGTATCATTAAATGGTATTCTACAAGCACCAACAGATTCATTCACTATCAGTGGTTCTACAATTATATTCTCATCTGCACTAACAACATCCGATGTAATAGATTTTATTATTGTATTAGGAGATGTATTAAACATAGGCACACCATCTGATAATACTGTATCTCTAGCTAAACTAACAGCTACTGGCACTAAAGATGCTACAACATTCCTAAGAGGTGATAATACTTTTGCTACTGCTGGAATAACTCCATTATATTTTTCTGCAAAAGGAACTGGAACTTATACTTTAGCACACAATACTCTTACTAAAGTTCAATATGGAACAGAATTATTTGATAGTAATGGTTGTTATGATAATGCAACTAATTATAGATTTACTCCAACAACTGCTGGATATTATCATTTAGGTGCAAGTATTTTAACTTATAAATCAACAAATGATTTAACATATACTCAAATAGGAATTTATAAAAATGGTACAGGTGGAACAAAAATTTGTGAAGCTGGATTACAAAGATATGATAATAGTTCTGCTTTTATTTATGCTATGCAACCATTTACTAGTGGTTTTGGTTATGCCAATGGAACAACAGATTACTTTGAAGTTTTTGCTCAAGCACAACAAGTAGGTAGTGGTTCTATTTCTGTTGATGCTGGTAATACATTTAGTTTTGGATATAGGGTAGCATAATGACAAATTTAACAACTAAAATAGAATTATACGCAAATAGAAAAATAGATTTTATTAAAGAAGTAAGATTAGTAGATAATTCAGATGGCAAAGGAGTATTTATAGCTGAATGGAATCTTGATATTCCTAAACCTACAATGGCACAATTAGATGTTTATGAAGCACAAGCTAATGAAGTTGAAAGATTAAACCAAGTTAAAGCAAATAGAGCAAACGAATATCCTGACTTTAGAGAATACCTAGATGGTATTGTTAAAGGTGATAACGCACAAATACAAAAGTACATTAACGATTGTCTAGCAGTTAAAGCTAAATATCCTAAGGAGTAAATCCTTATGGCACTAAAATTCGCAAACAACCAATCGCTGACAAGCACAACTGCCTTACCAAGTGCAGTACCTACTGATAATCTAATACTTATATCTAGTCAGACAGCTAGTAATAGTGCCAACATATCCTTCACATCAGGATTAAATGGAACGTATGATGTGTATGAGTTTCATTTTATAAATATTGCACCTAGAACAAATTCTGCTAGTTTTACTGTAAATTTTAGTACAGATAGTGGTTCAAACTATAATGTTACAAAAACTACAACATATTTTGTTGCTTATCATAATGAAGCAGATACAGATACTGCATTAACTTATTCAACTGCAAGAGATTTGGCACAAAGCACAGCTTTTCAAATAATATCAGAAAATTGTGGAAATGGTGCAGATGAATGTGTTGGTGGTTCACTTCAATTATTTAATCCAAGTTCTACAACTTACGTTAAACATTTTATTTCTTGTGTATCAACATATTCTCCAGTTTATATTAATAATGAATATGTAGCAGGATATGGTAATACAACTTCTGCTATTAATGCTATACAATTCAAAATGAGCTCAGGTAATATAGATGGAACAATAAAACTATATGGAGTTAAGAAAAGCTAATTATGCCACTTATTAAATACAACAACCAATCATTATCAGCGATTACAGCTTTACCTTCTGGTGTGCCTAGTGGCAAATTAAAGCTAATCAGCAGTCAAACAGCTTCAAACTCAGCTTCAATATCCTTTACAACAGGGTTAAATTCTACCTACAAAGTATATAAGTTTGTGTTTGTTAATATCCATCCAATTAATGATGCTGTATATTTTCAATTTAATTTAAGTACAGACTCTGGTTCAAACTATAATGTTACTAAAACCACCACTGCATTTAATGCTCAACATTCAGAAGCTGGTACAGATGCTGGTATAGGTTATCAATCTCCACAAGATTTAGCACAAGGAACTGGTTATCAAGATTTATCTGAAAGCATTGGTAATGGTTCTGATGAGTCTTGTGCTGGTTCATTACAGTTATTTAATCCTGCATCAACTACCTATGTTAAACACTTTATATCTAATGTTAATACTTATCAGTCAGATAATTATAATATGAATTTTTTTAGTGCTGGATATGGTAATACTACTTCTGCAATCAATGCAATCAGATTTAAAATGTCATCAGGTAACTTTGATGGTACAATATACTTATACGCAATAGATAACTCATAATGCCGATTATAAAACTAAACAACAGAAGCATAAAAGACGTAACATCATTACCTTTTGGTGTGGGTAATCTTATTCATATACAATCCCAAACTGCTAGTAATAGTGCTTCTATATCCTTTACTACTGGTATTGATTCTACTTATAAAGAGTATCAGTTTTATTTTATAGATATTTATGCAAGAACATTTGCATCAAATTTTCAAATGAATTTTAGCACAGATAGTGGAAGTAATTATAATGTAACTAAAACAACAACATTTTTTAGAGCAGAAAACGAAGAAACTGGTGCTGGTTTTGCTTTAAGTTATCGTACAGCATTTGATTTAGCACAATCTACTTCTTTTCAAACCATTATGCCAAATTTTGATACAACAAGTTATAGTGGTTCAGGAAGTGGTGCTGGTATTATGCAATTATTTAATCCAAGTTCCACAACATACGTTAAACATTTTATTTCAAGTTGCCATAATTTAGGAGATAGTACATATGCTTTTTCTAGTTATGTCGCAGGTTATGGAAATACTACATCAGCAATAAACGCAGTAAGATTCCAAATGTCTAGTGGAAACTTTGATGGCACTATTGCTTTATTCGGAGTTGTATAATATAGGTAATTTATGGAACACAAATTAGTAGATGGTATTAAGATAGTTCTTTCTGATGAAGAGATAGCACAGAGAGCTGCAGAAGAAGCCGCATGGAATGCTGGTGCATTTGATCGTGCTTTGAATAATTTAAGACAAAGACGAAATGCTTTACTATCTGCTTCTGACTGGACAGTTTTATCAGATAGTCCAGTTCAAGATAAACTTATTTGGCAATCATATAGACAATCACTAAGAGATCTAACTGAAGGTTTATCCACAGTAGAGCAAGTAAACTCAGTAGTATTTCCTACAAAACCATAATATAAATATTGTTCATTAAACAATGAACATATTAATTGCGATCCCATGTTATGGTGGAAATGTTTCTAACTTAACATTCCATTCCATATTAAATACATTACGTTGGTTAAATGATTCTGGACACAATGTCAGAATAGAAACCTTACCCAATGAATCCTTAATCTCTCGTGCTAGAAATAAATTCGTTACCAAGTTCTTAGAGAATAAAGAATTTAATGGTACGCATCTTTTATTCATTGATGCTGACATAGGTTTTAATATTGAGAATCTAAAAAGAATAATAGAGTTTGATAGGGAAGTTGTTACCTGCACCTATCCTGTAAAAGGATTTTACTGGCAGCAATTATTAGATCGTATCAAGAAGAATACAGACATGGATGAGAAAACAATGCGTGATTATCTATTGCAATTCAATGTTAATCTTTATCCTAACACACAATTTAACAATGGCTTTGCAAGGGTAAAAGAAAGTGCCACAGGATTTATGATGATTAAGCGTGAGGTATTTACTACCATGATGAATAAGTTTCCGCATCTTAAATACAAACCAGATCTAAGAACAGGAATAGAAGGATCAGACAATGCCTATGATTTCTTTCCTGTTGGAATTTACAAAGAGAAAGATGGTGTGAATAGATATTTATCTGAGGATTATTATTTCTGTAGATTAGCTGAGGAGTGTGGCTTTGAGATCTGGACTGATCTTCAAACTCCTATTACACATTTAGGCTTTACAGAATACCATGGAAGTTTTATAACTCAGTTAAACAGAAAGTAATATGACAACAATACTAATGCTAGTATCATTAATCATAGGTATCTACATTGGCTGGAAGTTTGAGCATGTAGTTAATGATATTATAGAATCTATTAAATTAAAGTTGAAATAAATATATTGGTAACTATATGGTTGCCATGATTTATACTGAAAAAGAATACAACTTTTATTCTAAAAATAAATAAATTATATTTATAATTCAAAGAGTTATAAAAAATAATTTTATTTACTTATTATACGATTAATCCTATCTCGCATTTGCCTAACCAACTATAGGAGTTTGATATGGCAAAGAAAAAAAAATCTGCTGAAGACATCATATACCAAATAAAAGATCTTCTTGATGATTTGGAACTTCAAGTTAATCAAGATGATAACTGGGATGATGATGAAGATCTAGATGAAGATGTAGATCTAGATGATGAGGATGAAGATAACGAATAGTTAATCCTTATAGTGTGTGTGGCAGAAATGCCACACATATTTATTTACATATCCACATATTCATATAATAACATATCTCATGAAATACCTTTTAGTCTTTACAGCTTGCTCTATGCTTAATGGGAATTGTTTAGACACCCTAAGTACAGGCAAAACATTTGATAGCTTTAGGGAATGTTCTATTGCAGGATATGATATGATCCTGGATCAAGCTCATAGATACCCACCATTACAATTTGAAGCAGATCTACCAGCATTCCTATTTGATTGCATACCTATTACCAAAAAAGAAAGCACATAATTACAATCTATAATTGACTTTTTTATGCCACATACTATTAGTAGTGGTTAAATGAAAAAGAAACACAATAGAGTATCTAATACTTCAGTCAGACTATCTGCACATGAAAAATTATGTGCTGAAAGAATGGCACAACTTATTAAAACTATTGATGAGTTAAAGATAGAAGTTAAGGATCTTCGTGGTGATATGAACAAGGGGAAGGGTGTTATTTATTTTATTATATTCCTAGGTGGTATTGCAACAGCTATTGGTAGTTTCTTTCAATTCAAATAAACAATAAAAGGTTTTACATCGCTGTGAATTTAAAACATCGTAAGGGAATTACATCACAACTAATAGCACAATCTTATTTTAGCACACAACCTAATGTACTTGTGTTTACACCTACAGGTGGTGTGGGACCAATAGATCTGGTTGTATATAACACCAAGACAAAACAATATACTAACTATGATGTTAAGACTGTGTCATATAGAAAGTCAGATACTAAGTATGCACACAAAAAGAATGATAGAATAAATAGATCCCCATCTAAAATACAAAAGAATATGAATGTTAGAATTGTATATGTTTATGAGGATGGTAAGATAGTTGTTAAATAAAATGTACGAAGATTTAAAGAATAGAATTAAACGACACGAAGGATTCCTAGATAGAGTTTATATGGATATACTAGGTAAAGCCACCATTGGCTATGGTCACTTGCTTACAGAAGAAGATGATTTTGTTGAAGGTGTTATCTATGACAAGGATATACTTGAAGCATTGTTTGAAAAAGATTTTAATAAGGCTGTGCAGGGTGCAGAAGAATTGTTGAAAGATATTCTGCGAGGTTATGACATTGCACTTGTTGCTAAAGAAGTAATTATTGAAATGGTATTTCAGCTAGGAAAGACTGGTGTATCTAAGTTTAAGAAAATGTTTGAAGCATTAAAGAATAATGATTATAGTAGAGCTGCTGCAGAGATGTTAAACTCAGCATGGTATAGACAAACACCAAGCAGATGCGAAGAGTTGTCAAACCTAATGAAGAGCTGTCATTAATATGTGGTGGAGTATAATCCCAACGTTATTTAAAACTGGTGCTGAGATCTATAAGAATCATAAGACATCAGAACTATTAGAATCAGAAGCTGAGAAGCGATACTATGAACGTATGGCTAGAGGTGAAATAGAATATCAAAGAGATGTATCTGATCAGCAAGATAAAACCTGGAAAGATGAATTTGTTTTAATCGTAGTTTGTATTCCAATCCTAGTATTATCTTATGCCATCATTAGTGATGATGCTAATATTAAATCTAAACTAGATTTATTCTTTGATTACTTTGGTAAGTTTCCATCATGGTATCAATGGTTAATCGTTGGTATCTTCGGTGCGATTTATGGGTTGAAGCCGACATTGGATATATTTAAAAAATGAGCGATCAAATAACTACAATGTTTGCTCAATCCTATTCTAAAAAGAAACCAACTTTGCTTGCACAGCAAATGAATAATAAAAAAAAGAATGGCAAAAAAGTTTCTAGAAAATAAACATATTCGTAAACCACCTAAGAAAAGAAAAGGTAGGCATACTAAGCGTGTGAATAAACACAAAACATATAAAAAATATGCTGGTCAGGGAAGAGTATAGTTTATGCTAAATGTCAAATGTATTTTTTGGTTAAAGAAAGGATTTTGTTCTTTACTAAATCAGTGTAAATGTTTTAAGATAAATGAGGATGACTACAACCCTTTTAGAGAGAAGTTATAATGGTTAAAAAAATGTATCAAAATCCAGAGGGTGGTTTAAATGCTGCTGGTCGTGCATACTTCAATAGAAAAGAAGGATCTAATTTAAAAGCACCTGTTAAATCTGGAACAAATCCAAGACGAGTTTCCTTTGCTGCTCGCTTTGGTGGTATGAAAGGATCTTTACTTACTAAATCTGGTAAGCCAACAAGATTAAAGTTAGCACTCAAAGCATGGGGATTTTCTAATAAAGAAGAAGCCAGAGCTTTTGCAGCAAGACATAAGAAAAAATAACAATGGCAAAACGAAAGGTAATACTTAAATCATGTGGCTTCTGTCATGTGTGTGGTAAAGAACACATGAGTAATGAAGGTGGATGGGTTATCAATGCTGAGAAATTAAATTTCTGTCATAGCATAGAGCATAGTTGCTTTGATATATATTTAGCAAATGTTCATGCACCAGATAAACAAGTAAATATTCAAGGTGATACCAAAGAAATTAGCCTTGATAAAAGAATGGAAATGTATATTAATTATTTAAAAACCAAAAAGTGTAAACATAAATATGCCACTGAACGTTAAAGGTAAAAAGATTCTTGCAGCCATGCAAAAGGAATATGGTAAAGAAAAAGGAACATCTATTTTCTACGCATCTGAAAACAAAGGTACAATCAAAGGTGTTAAGAAAAAAGGCAAATCACTAATGGCACGATAATGAAAAACGAAAAGAAAGAACATACAAAGAAGCACGAAAGATCTGAATCTAAATCCATGAAGATGAAAGAAAAAGCCATGGAGAAAAAGAAGATGGGTAAAGGATTCAAATCTTTGTTATCAATGTAATGGAATCTAAATATCACACAACTAAAGAAGGAAAGAAAGTTCGTAAAGGTTTATACTATAACATAAACCAACGTAAGAAAGCTGGCACATCAAGATCCAAAGAAGAATCTACTATATCTAAGAAGGCTTATAAAAGTTTATTAGCTGGTTTCAAAGACTAATCATCTAACATTATCCATAACATACTGGTATCTATTCCAGATGATATGACCAGGTTGCCAGAAATGTTCCTTATTCATTTTCATTCTGACATGATGGATCATAGTAGTGTGGTCCCTATTTCCTAGTAGCACACCAATCTTAGTGAATGGCATATCATACTTATCTCTTAAAACATTTATCAATATGGATCGTGCAATCACTGCTTGTTGTATTCTAGTTCTTGCAGTAATGTCATTTACATTTACACCTAATTGATTGGCAACGATTGTTAAAATCTCTTTAACATTCTCAGGTACAACTACATCATTGATCGTTACATACTTAACTACTTCTTTAATAACTGTTTGTTTGTATCTATAATTGTTTCTGAAATATTCTCTTGCTAATTTATATCCAGTTCTAAATCCTGCACGATAAATCTTTCTTTCTCTATCGGATAAATTTGAAAAACTATTAAAGGAATATCTTAGCTTAATTTCCTTATACATTTCTTTTGGTGTCATGACTCTCCCTCTGTTGCGTATGCAACTGTTCGTTGTTTTATAATTTAAGATAATGATTACGCCATTATCTTTTCTTTTGTCTGCTCAATTTTAAATATCAATCTCTTAGAATCATTTAGATTCTTTTGATACTTATGAAAGAACTCAATCGCTTTTCTATGTCTAAGCTCTTGCAGATCTCTCATCTTTTGCAGACGAATCTTTAGTTTTTCCAACTAAATCATCCTTCTGTTTAATCGTTGTAAAAACTGTCTTGATACTGTTTATCTTAACATCAATCACTACACCTTTGGCAGCTGGATCTGATGCGATTTCTGCACTATCAAATTCTTCTGTATAAACAAAAGAACACTCACAGTTTTTATTGCGAATAACCTTTACCACTATTTATCCTTTTTGGCAATATCTTTATGTCTTAAATTCTTTGTCATTTTGCAGTAGATTGCAAGATCATCATAGCTATCAGCCTTATATTTCTTGGTGCAACGATACAGTTTTAGTCCCATCATAATATGTCCCACATCCTCTGGTGTTAATGCCACCTTAATCTTATCAAATAATATAATGGAGAATAGTTCAGCAAGTAAAGCAAAGTTTTCCTCATAATCACCATAATCTTCATGGCGTTCTTTTATAATTTTCTTTTGTATTTTTTCTTCAATAGATATGAAGTCTTCTCTGTTAATCATATAGTTCCTTTGTTGTTTACTCTACCCTTGGGATCAACAACGAAAGGGTGGATCTGTGCGATCCGAGGTAAAAAACCCAAGGGTAGAATTAATAGTACTGTTATATACTATTAGTAGTTACGATTACCAAAGCTCTTATTGCTTGTAAACGATTTCTTTTGAAATCCACCAGCTTTAAAAGAACCTTGTGCTTTGTTTTGTGTCGCTTCTTTTTTCGTTAATATAACTGTGTAGCCTCCAGTAGGTTCACCTTCAAGTGTAACTCCATCGAATGCTGCATAGTCGTACCAGTCTCCATTGATATTCACGTTCATTTTCCATTGCTTTCCTTCTGGAGCTTTTGGAGAATTAGGTGCAACAAATACTGGTTGGTTGTCGCCTTGCTTTTTATTTAAGTTAGGAACAAGATTTAAATAGATCTTGTTCTTTGGTTGGTCGTTCATCTATACCTCATTTTGAGTTATGATCTCATCACGTTTACTTTCAAACTTATTTAAGATTGAATTGTAAGTGTTAAGATCTTTTATTTTTATTTGATTTAGAAGATCTTTATTAGCACGCCACAGAAAATCTAACTTTGCTGTATGCGGTGCATAATGTACCTTCTTCATCAGTTCATTTACAACATCAGAATTTACTGATGTGTCTTTGCCATTCATGGATTTTACTACAGCGATCCCAAGATCTTTGTATTCTTCCATTGAAGTTAAATCTTCAAGTAAGATTCCCATGAATGATAAAGCTCGTGTGATTGCAAAAGTTTCAGCTATCTCAAGGTATCCTGGTTTATCACGATACTGTTTGCTATAACCTGTTGCTACAATTCTTTCTGGATCATAACCAAGGATCTCGCATTTCATAATTACATATCTATCTGAATGCTCAACGATCCTACAGTTAATACCAAACTCAGTGCCAAAGATTTCTCTAAAGTATTTTATCTTTGACCAAGCTGATACTGTCTTCTTGCCATGCTGATTAATGTATGTACCATTGGCTGCACATAGTTCATTAACCTGTTTTATTTTCTCTATCATTGTTACCTCTATGTTGTTTTATATGAACAAGTGTAGGCAAATACCTCTTTTGATTTGTGATATATCCCTGTCTTGTTTTTTCCTATATTGAATTTACTTGTGTGAACGTATGTGTTTTTTTTAAACAACGCATCACATAAGTAAGGATCAATTCCATTTGCTTTGTATTCATAAGAATAGCCTGTGCCATTCATAAGAATGATTGTTAAAATTATTTTCATCTAGCAATTAAATAAATTAGCAATACAAAAATAATCATCACTAGAAATATTTTAATAAACATATCTCTAAATAATTTATCCTCTCGTTTTTTTATCTCACGCATTATAGCATCATGCCTGAATTGTTGTCTAATCTTTTCGTGTTGTTTAAATAAATTATTATATGTATCCATTATATATTATCCCACAAACTTGCAGCTTTTCTTACATACTCTTCTTGTAAATCCTTATACATAAACCCAGAAAAATCTGGTGGCGGAACTAACTTAGCCATGTCGTAAGGATTACCTTTAGTAATATAAACTAAGTTCTGTCTAATCTTAGCAGTGATTAAATCTTGTTGCACTAAGAACTCCATATACTCAGGTGAAAGCAATTCACAAGTATCAGGAGTAAACACATTAAAGTTATCTTGATTGACATACAATAAGTGTGGAGTTTTTTTTGTAGCATACCAATAAAAAGCACATTGGCGTACATGATTGATGTCAGGTTGTTTAGGTAAGTATCCTTTAACCCAACTGAAACCAGCTTTAGTATCTGATTTTCTTTTTGATCTGTGTTTAGTTTTTAATTCTACTAATTTATTTCCACTCATTTGTTCGTAATCTATTCTGCCAATCTTTGCTAAAACAATATCTTTAAATTTATGTGTGCAATATCTTTCGCTTGCTACATCATCACCAAGTTTAAGATCAGATAATGCGTTGCAAGTTATCTTAATCATATCTACTAAATAATTTTTAGTATCTTCGTGCTGCTCTTTATCTGCTTCGTTGTGTGGTTGGTATTTATCATACTCTTTTAATTCTTCTTGTATGATGGTGTTTAAATCTTTTTTCTCAATGAGCATTTTCTTTTCTGCTTCAAACATATATTTAGAAACATATCGCTGCGAAGCTCTACCAATAGATACACCTGCAGTCATACGATAATTGATATTCATTAATCTACGATCTTCTTGTGTGAAGTGGCAGTATCTTACAATCCAATCTGAGTTAGATAATGCTTCTTGTGATGGGGATGAGTGATCTAAATTTAATTTTTTGTAATAGCTTAAAGCTAGATCCTCATCTATATTTTTAATAGCTGAGATAGAATTATTCTTTGTTAAATCAATAACCATAACTTCCTTTCATTGTTTATAACTAACTAACCAATAAATATATTATTGTCAAATCAAAATATCTATTGACTGTTGATAACTATTATGGTTATTGTGGCAATCTTAACGAAAGGATAAACATGAAAACTAAATTTTATAAACAAATAACAAAGTTAATAATATCATATCGTAAAAAATATGATGCGTTTGGAAAGGAACGAAATGACACTGCAAGAGTACAAAGAAAAAAATAATCTAACGAATAAAGATCTAGCCAAGCTCATAGGATTGACAGGTAAAAATCCTATTGTGTCTGTGATTAGATATT